CTCTTGAGCTGACTAGTTGCTAGGATGTTGCCAACCTAGCCGCTAAGCTATTGCTTGCTTTAGTGCCCCAAAGTACCCTGGAACCAGAGGAAATCTCTGGGAAGTAAGGGTACCTTGGATCTCAGATGCGATTTAAGTAGACTTACGGAGATACACATCATATTCTTTGTTGGAACTCTCCAGTCTCTTAACTAGAGCTAGGAGTGGTGCTTATGGATTACCACCCTTATTTTTATATACAGTAGCTAGCCTTTTAATAAGTCTGTTAAGCGACCTAGCAACGAACTACGGTTTAATATCATTAACCTTACCCTTAACAGACTTAGAAAGTCTCGTCGGTTCGCAATCATGATGAGAATCTTCAACTTCTGGATCAACAGTCTTCTACCACGAAACCGCGTAGGATAAAGCCGGCTCACCCTTCGAGATAAGACTCTCAAACTCTTAAGTGAGATTCGCGACTTTAACAACCTACTATGTCTGTTTGACCAGCCGACGGACAAAAAGATACTGGGACACTTGCTCTTAAACTTCTTCCAAATTACCCACTCGGAGACTATCATATTTTCGACCAGCGCGTACAACCTAGTAGCAGGATAGAGGGTGCTCACGGTCATAACTGGCCTTGCAACCAGCTTCTGAAAGCATGAACTTTCTATCCTCATCAATTTGGTCGATAAATTACGAATAAAGGTGAGCTGAATGATAGAGCCAGGGCCTCTACAAAAGAGAGGACGACATCGTTTTCGGTCTGAAATAGACTAGATTAATCAGCGCCTTTCTGAGCCTGAGTGGTATGCTTTTGAGCATTCTCTCCCGTCTGGTGATAGGAGGTAAAGAGCCTCCACCCAAAGAACGATGAAGATGGGGGACGATACCGTGTGACCTGAATAGCTAACAGATTCCAGGATGGGACCACCTAACAAGCTTTCCAATCAACGTCGATCTAGACTGATATTTTTCAGCAAGCTGAGTAGCAGCTAGTCCGATTACGACCCACCAAGGTCTAATCTCCTAGTTACCAATATCATGTTTAGGTCTTCCAGTAATGCCACGGACCGGAAAAGCGTTCGACCATCCTGAGAACTCCACGGATCTCATTTTAAGTGTCCTATGTTCTTCTCTGGGAACTAATTAATAAGAAAGTGCTTTCTTAGAAGAGGGAAGGTCTGGAACTAATGCAGGGTACTATTCATCGTATTGCTTGTCTGAAATTATCTTCACGCGCTGCTTCTTGGTCACATAAACATATGACTTAAACTTGCGAGATCTCTTTACTGAGAAAATCTCCTCCGTGAAGATACCATAATTTTCGGACATAAGGTGCTTGCCTGCAGAAAAGGTTAGACCACATCTCTTAACTAAGGTCTCATAACAACTTATGACCTGTGCGGGCCAGATTGCAATTTAATCATCACCACAGAGTCTATAAGGAAGGTCGGCATTTTCAAGAGCAGGGAACAGTTCACGAGCTTTCTTAGTCGAGGACGAACACCACCAAAGTTGGCAAAGATTCAGGATAATCCACGAAAGTGGTTAGCCCATCAAAATCCCTCTTTGAGTGGTGATCCATCCGTTTTCAGATGTAGCGAGCTGCTCCTTGGTCAAGTAATCAGCAGGATATCGAATCCTTTATGGACCTAGACCAACGAGACCTACCTCACGTACCCAATCTGGTAGTTACCAAGTTACACATAGAGCATTCCATATAGTAATAGCCAGATCGTGAGGAATATTATCGGTGGCTGCCGTCAGATCAGAAGAGATTATTTGATAGTCGACTCCGCTTTGAATAGGAATAGGGAACATGGATTCGACTGCGCCTCGACGGTCACCTTTAAGCACTTCTTTCAAATGGGGATCCTTCTTCAGAGCTGATAAAGCTATTTCTCTACATACATGAAGCAAAGTTATCAGCCATCCTTCAGACTTGGTCACGACACGGACCTTAGCTCCTCTCTCTTTAACGAATTCGATATCGGACCGAGGGGGCTAAAGACGCTCAGACATATAGGTCAAGTATAGATCACGTAGATCAGCCTATGTCTGGAACATCTGACCAGCTGAAAAGATCGACTCCTGAATCGGGAAATCAACCACATCTTTCCAAGGAGTCCTGATGTAAGTGCATCCTCTATCAAAATTAATCTTCTGTCGGAGTTAAGGATCGTTCTTAGAAAAGGAAAAGTCATTCTGCGCCTTAATCTCCTCGAGAAGCTAGAGATTGAACATACTATAAGATCGGAGGCCGCCGAGTTTTCTA